ATTTACTCGCAGCGATGCAGTAGAAGCCTCATGGAAATTCTTTGACCCGGTTCTCCGCTATTGGAAAGAAAACCCTGACGCACCTTTGTACGGCTATCCGGCAGGCACGTGGGGACCTCTAGAAAGTGAAGCAATGATGCACGAGCATGGGGCCGACTGGACGAATCCTTGTAAGAATTTGACGAACACAGATCAATATTGTGAATTATGAAATTAGCAGTTTTTCCCTCGTCGATTGAAACCTCACGCGCGTTGATACTTCGTCTGGTGGAACTCATGAATGAGGAGCCGGACAGAATATTCAACATCGCAGTCAGTGGAGGTAATACCCCCGCTTTGATGTTCGATTTATGGGCGAATGAATATCTGGATATCACTCCTTGGAACCGTATGAAAATCTATTGGGTGGACGAACGTTGTGTGCCTCCCGAAGACTCTGACAGTAATTATGGAATGATGCGTAATCTCCTTCTTGGGATAGCCCCCATTCCTTATGAAAACGTATTCCGCATCCGTGGCGAAGCTAAGCCGGTGAAAGAGGCGGTTCGTTACTCCGAATTGGTGAAACAGCAACTGCCATACAGATTGGGCTGGCCTGAGTTTGACATTGTGCTGCTTGGAGCGGGAGACGACGGGCATACTTCCTCTATTTTTCCAGGACAGGAGAATCTCTTGACTTCCACTTCCAGTTATGTAGTCAGTATTCATCCCTGCAACGGGCAGAAGCGTATTGCAATGACCGGATATCCTATTCTGAATGCCCGTCATGTTATTTTTCTGATTACCGGAAAGAATAAGGCGGATGTGGTGGAGGAAATCTGTAATTCGGGAGATACGGGTCCTGCGGCTTATATCGCTCATCATGCACAGAATGTAGAACTGTTTATAGATAAAGGGGCTGCATCGTATATTGGGGATGCGAGTAAAGAGATACATTAATTCAAAACAGAGCTACTAAAACAACAGGTAACATGAATCCTTATCTGCAAGAACAACGATTTGCTTAGCGGACTACTTGCTGAGTAAAACATAAAAGACTGGAGGAGAGTTACGTTTTCGTGATCTCCTCCACTATATATTTGTCTTCCACCTTCTTACAAGTACACACAAGGTATTCCGGATGTTTCAAAGCTCCTTGTAGTGTATCGGGAAGAATAACTTCTTTCGTACGTCGGTCTATCGCAACCATTGCATACAGTATACCTTCACTCTCGCACTTCTCTATTAGTGCTTTTTTTAGTTCTTCTACGTCGAATTCCATTTTGGTGAGATTTATCACTGCAAAGTTAGGGAAAATAATGAATATTTTCTGCAAATATATTTGTATTCCGCTAAATTAAGGACAATAAATAAAAAACAAGTATATTCAAATACTGAACATTTAGTATAATATTGATTAATATTTAATGTAGTGGAAATATTTTTTTGAATTAAGGGATTAAATGTGTATAATTGTAAATCCGTCGTAAAGGGGTTAGAACTAGTATGGAGATATTTTAATAATTAAATTCAAATCATATGAGACCTTTAATATCTAAGAAATCTCTTTCAGCTGTATAATTATAGGATCTGCTGTTATGAGCTATATAATTAAATATGTTATTGAAAAGCTGGGTGATCCTATTGAGAATATCGTTTGTGGAGCAGCCATAATGATTTCAATAACATCTCTAGTCTTTTTGTTTAAGTTGAAAAAATATATAGATAATAGTATTAATCAATCAAGTACTGATAACAAAGAAAAAGTGGAATAAAAGGGGTGGATTACTATTTAAAAGAAGTTCGAAACGATATATAAATAGTTAGTATATATACATAAAATGGCTTCCTTGTTCGTCCGCCGACGAGGAAGCCATTTCAACACAAAAACTAAACTAGACACATTTTTGGAAATCTAGTTGTATATTCTGTATATCAATTATATAGTCCTGCTTTTTTTTATGGTTCGACCATAATTCGACCATTTGATGTTTTATGTACTATCAAGATTTCTATATTTCATATTTTATATTACTTTAAATATTATATTTGCGCATTGTCAAACTAAAATAGTGCGTTTATGAAATCGTTATTAAAAAATGTCCTAAGAAGGATAAGTAAAAAACAATCTTCTAAAGAAGATAATGCGACAGCCTTTTATCCCCAGTGTTGTGCAAAAGTGGATGATTCCGCTCGTATGCGTATAAAAATGTCTTATGACCAAAATGTAAAAGAAACTATATCAAGCTTGAAAACACTTGCTAATGATATGTCTAGTGGCTTTGTTACTTTTAAAAAGTTTCAGACTAGGCGTTATCAATACAACCCGGATGCAGATGCAACTCTATATGCTTCAAGACTGCTTCGTGCAGCTTCTATATTGGAGTTCCTATTAACTGATCCTGATAATAAATCTTAGAGATTCATTTTTTCAGCTAGAGCAGAGAGCCCTATCAGTAGTTCAGTTATATTTTTGGCTTTTCCGACAACATCATCAACTTTCGCTGCTGTATCAGGGCTTAACTCCTTTTCTAATCGTTCTAGCTGCATTTGAAATGTATCAAAACTTAATATATATAAGTCTCTTTCAACAGTGAATCCCCCTTTTTCTGCAAAATTGAATATTTCAAAATTCAACGTAAGATATTCAATACCATATCCTTTATAGTCAATAAATCTCCTATTTTTGAACTCCTCTAAAACTATTTCATATTGTTCTTTACTGATCCTAAGGTCTGGTATATCTTTATAATTTAGTTTAGCTGTTCTTTTCCCGTTTGCTACAACCAAAATATAATTTAATACTTTATCCTTTTCTTCAGCTGTTATAACTAAAGGATATTCTCTTTCATCTTTTGGGGGTACAGTTCTAATTGGGCGCATATTTGAAAAAATATTTATTCTATTGTTTATATAGTTTCATTCTAGTATTACTGTAATACATTATATCTTTTTCTATTTCGCAGGGAATTGTTAAATTGTCTTTTTCTACTATTAGATTCACAATATTGTCGTTTATAGAGTATTTACCTGATACCGTTTCTTTCCATTCATATTCTAAATCCTCATTATCATCTGCAACATTATATATTGTGAAAGATTTCAAGTCAAAAGATATAGCAAAAAAAGATCTTAAATAAGGAGTGCCTTCTTCAAAAGACAATCGAGTTTTTCCGTACCAGTCTTTTGCAGAAGTCCATGTTGTTCCTGCTAAATTAATACTGTCATCAGAGCATGAATTAAATATAAGCACAAATAAGAAGGATAGTATTAAAAATCTTTTTTTCATACATATATAAGTTTATCCTATATTTCTTTCATTCTTCAACATAGCTAGTTCACCCTTTAATTTCTGATTTTCTTCCAAAAGCCGTTGGGTAAGCACTGTCTTTTCATTAATCTCATCTTGTAAATTGGCGATGGTATATACTATACTTTTCAATTTATCCATTCCTGGTTCTGTTTCTTCTTTTTGAAGAAGCATAGAACCTTTTCCTCTTAACAGCCATTCTGCGGAAATTTCCTCAAATGAGGATGAAATTGCTATTATTGTTGCAAGGCTAATTTCTCTTTTTCCTATCAGTTGATTATTAATAGTTGTGGGCTTTAATCCACACTTAATAGCAAATCCCCTCTCTGATAGCCCTGAATAGGTTATTACTTCTTTAATTCTGTTTATCATAATCAATCAAAAGTTAA